TCCTTTGCTTCCTACCCAAGTTGATAATTCTCCTTCCAGTAAAACGTTCCAGCAAGGTGCGTACTGGAAAATGTTCCGTCGAATAAAATTGCCTTTAATTGTAGGTGCTCAAGGTAATACTGGTGTTGATATTAGGTTACCTAGTGGTCGTACATTGGTCTCTACCAGTGACTTTAATATTTCTTGGGGTAGTATTTACACCCATATTATGGATGTTGATCAGGACTTTACTGATAATAATGATCGTCAGCCTATGTCTTATACCCATCGTTTTACTCTATATGCTACTTTTGTTAAGGCTTCATAATCCGGAATCGACGAGAATCCATCGTAGCCTGCCAGACTCTCGGTGCTGGTAGTAATATTGAAAGCATCGTACCCCATGTTTTTTTTAATTTGTGTTTGTATTAATAAAGAGCTGTATGCTCCCAAAAGGGTGTTATGGCAATCTTTGTCTTTATGACAAGGTTAACCGACACTCTCTTGGTGGTATATTTGAACATCGGACCCCCCGGGCGGATCAAGTTACCGCGCGCGCTCGCCAAGGCACAGGGTAAGTATTACCCCTGTGCCTGTGCACTTGTGCACTGCATTGCACCACTAATTCTGCTTAAGTACGGACGTGCGTCTTACTATGCCTCAGTCTTCTCGCTACCGTCGTTGGTGCTTTACTGTTAACCACCCTGTCTTGTGTTATGACTATTTCTCCCGTTTATGTGATGGCCCAAAAAGATTTGTATTTGGATATGAAGTTGCCCCAACTACCGGAACCCACCACCTCCAAGGTTACTTGGAATATACAAACCCGGTTGGATTCGGAAGAGTGCAGCAGTTGTTATCAGCTCATTGGGAAAGTGCAAGAGGAACAAGCAAGCAGTGCTATGACTATTGTGTTAAGGAGGGAGCGTTCCAATCGTACGGTGATTGGTCGAATCTGCGAGGTGGGGCCGACGGGAGATGTGTGTCCTCAAACTCTGTTTCAGTCAGAGATCTCGTATCAGGACTGGTCTACGATCAAGACGAAAATCTTCTCCTTTCCTGGTCTTACGTCCGAAACAAGCGGGCGATTGATGAATTGGTTTACCGATTTTCTCAGAAAAAACTCCGCCATGAAAGGTACCACCGATTTGTACATGCCTTTCTGAAACCCTGGCAACAAGAGTGTATCCTGCATCTTCAGGAACAGTCTACCCGCAAAATTTGTTGGTTTTATGATGAAACTGGTGGTACTGGTAAATCATTTCTGTGTAATATCTTATTTTCTTGTTATAATTATGACTTATTTGATGGAATTACTAATTCACGCGATATAACTCTTATGTTAAGTGACCATTTTAATGGTGTGTGTATCGATGTTACTCGTACTGATGAGAAACATTTTAGTTACTCTACTTTAGAAAAGTTAAAGAATGGATTCATTATGACTGGCAAGTACCAAGGGTATAAAAGGATGTTTAGTGTCAAGCCTGTCATTGTTGTGGCAAATTTTGCACCGTTAACTTCAAGTTTGTCTGCTGACCGTTGGTGTGTTCATTGTCTCGATGGCTTGGAGGAGGAAGCGACGCAGCCGTTACCGCCGTCGCCGTACGCTCCGCCCACGTTGGAGGAGGAGGGGCGGGAGACGCCGCCGTAGCAACCGTGGTGAAGTGTTGAAACGTGTTTTTGTTCGTCATGAAGCGTTCTACCCTGAAGATGATGATGAACAACTGAAGAGTTTTGCTATTAATCCTAATGATTTTATTGATTTTAAGGATATTGCTTCTAGATGGTTATATTACAAAATTAATGCTGTTAAAATTGAATATTTCCCTCATCAACAAAAATCTATTGCTAATCCTGTTCCTGTCTATACCACATTTACTCCTCAAAACATAACTACTGCCCAGCCTCCTATGGCTTGTGCATTTACTAGTAGCCCTATTCCTTTGCTTCCTACCCAAGTTGATAATTCTCCTTCCAGTAAAACGTTCCAGCAAGGTGCGTACTGGAAAATGTTCCGTCGAATAAAATTGCCTTTAAT